TAGGGAAAAAATAGGAAATATATAGAGTATTTTAGCGGGAATAACTAATTGTAATAATTATTGAAGGAGAATGAAAAAATATATTTTAAATGAAAAAGGACTTAAAGAATTGCTAACATTTATTAGTATTCTGAATAATGGAAATGCATAAAGTGGATATGGAATTAGCAAGCACGCCGTTTTGTTTGATAGAAGCAAAGAACAAGTATGATAATGGTCAATTAAAAGAACATTTAGATTGTAAGAATTATGTATCTCAGTACTTTTATCCATTGAAAACAGGTGAACATGCTTTTTATGATGTACATGAAAAAAGAATGAATGTAATGTCAAAGGAGCAAATATGTAATGCCTATATGAGTAGACTTCCTAAGGATATTTTTACTTGGTATTTTAAAAGTGCTGTAAAATTAAGTGAATCTTGTTTTAATGTTAAACAAGGACTTGCATTCGATCATAAAGGAACAAGATACATAAATACATTTCCAGGATTTAAGTACAAAAACAAACGATTACCTACTGATGATGAAAAAAAAGGAATTAAGTTGATGTGGGATCATGTTAAAAATATAATATGTTCTGGAAATGTTCAAGTGTATGAGTTTGTAAGAAAATGGTTCTCACATGTTGCAACCGGTAGAAAAATGACAGTAGCATTATTTTTAAAGTCTAAACAGGGAGCCGGAAAAGGAACTTTCACAGAATTTTTTTTCAAAGATGTTATGGGAATGGACATTGTATTTATGGCATCTGATCCAAATTGTGTGATTGGTCGATTTAATGGGCAGTTAAAAGGAAAACTAATGTTAATTTTGGAAGAAATGAGGGCAATGAATGTAGGTGAATGGTCTGCAGTGAACGATAAGTTAAAGAATCTAATTACAGATTCAACAACGAATTATGAAGATAAATACGCAACAGCTACTTTGGGCGAAAATCATTTGTCTGTAGTTATTCTTTCAAATAATGATTGCATTAAACTTCCTTATGACGACAGGAGATATTTAGTAGTAGACATATCTAATGAAAAGATAGGAGACATTGAATATTTTGATACACTCCACCATTACACAAAGCACACAGAGGGATTTGGAGAAGCCTTTTATTGGGATTGTGTGGACTATGCTGAAAGTACCAGTGAATGGAAAGAATACAAAGATATTCTAAACATTTCATCCGAGACTAAAACCGATATTGTAATAAAACATATGGATGCAGTTTATAAATTTGTGAAAAATGAATTCTTACTAAAACAAAAAGGAATGAACATTTTCCTAAAAGATCTCACAAATGCTTATAATGCAAAAAATGAACGAAATAAACGAGAAGGTAGAGAAATTTCAAAAATGTTACGTGACATCGGGATTGTAGGCAAGAGTTCCACGGGAAACAAATTACGATACAAATTAACATATGAAGAATTACTAACAGTTTACAAACAAAGAAAGTTTACTGATGATAAAGATGAGTATGAAAATGAAGACGAATGTGATGTATCAGATCTAATTACTAATGTTGTGAATTATGAAAAAGAACCAAAACAAAACCTATTTCTTAAAACTGAAAATGTTCGACTAAAAGAAAGAATCAAAGAGTTAGAAGAACAAGTAAGAAGCTTCACAAATCCAAAAGTAATTACGACAAGAGATGAAATTATGTTTAATTTTGATAGCCTTAAAGACAAACTATTCGATGTGCCGGAGAAAATCATAATTGAAGATCATAAACAATTAATGGAGAAATATAAAGGAATGAAAAAGGAGAGATTGAAGCAACAAACAGAATTTAAGAAAATTGTAAGAAAAATTGATAATTTGGTATCACGTAAAAATGATAACAAAAGTGATATGATTCTGAATAATGCTGACAAAGGAACAACAAATTTAATGTTATCCCTAATATTATGAGTATTAACAATTCTTTAAGTATTTTTCTTTAAAGTAACTTTATTTTTCTCAAATTCTTTCACTAGTTCCGGAATATCTTCTTTCATTTTTGCTGCGTTTTCCCACGTGTTATCATCTGAAGAATAACCTTTCCATTTAACTAAATATTCAAATTTGTTTCTAAATTTCCGTTTAGCTACAATTGATTCAACAACATAAACATCATGTTTTCCAATTTTATCAACTGGACGAATTACTTCGCTTCCTTGTTTCTGAACTATTTCACCCTTAAAAGGCATGAGTTGATTTTTGGTGTACATTGTAGTGTCGTCATTATCAAGAGAATAAAGTGGCGGTTGACCCGGAATGAAACTAACTTTAGAAATTGTGTGAGGTTCGATTGTCCATCGAATATCTGTCTCTCGAAATGTTCCAGGTAACCGTTTACCTGAAATAACATCTCTGGGTGCATCAAAGGCTTTTCTTACTTTATCACCTTCATTCAATAGTTTACAATCGTTACCAATACATGAGTAATCTGTTTCTTGCTGTTTAATTTTTTTTGATTTTGCAATCACATTTAATTCTTTAACTACATTAGGTAAATCTTCAACCCATGCATTTGATTGAACACCTGTTAATAGTTCTTGTTGAATCATTCTTTTGAAAAGTTTTTTACCAATGACTTTATTTTTGGCTTCAACAACTGCGACTTGACGATGACGTTGAGGTTTCGCAACTTTTAGCATAATATCATTATTCATAAGCCACTTTTTAACATCTCCTTTGAATTCATTTCCATCGTCTACACTCATTATCATTGGTTTGCTTAAAATCTTCCGTTTGTAAATGGTTTGAAGACCCTTAAGAACTGCGGATGATTCTTTTGATGCTAAAGCCTCTGCATCCATTACACGAGTACCTACATCAACAACAACTAAAGCATATTTGTAATTACCATCGTGCGGAAGAAATAGTAAGTCCATTTGGTGTGTATGATCCTTATCAAACCAAGGGTAATATGGCTTATGAATGTCTTTCTTAGGTTTAGACAGAAGGATGTTGACAAGATCGGAATCTTTTTTAGGTTTTTTTTTACTCATATATATATAATGGAATACGAAATATTTTTAGCAAAAAACCTATACTCAGTATACAGAGAAGCAGTGGGGAAAAAATCAAACACAGGAGAACAACTCCCAACCGCCGATGAATTTTTTGAAAAAGCTAAAAATGATGTGCAAATAAAAGGATGGTTAGCAGTGGCCGAAAGAGTAAAGTTTCGTTTTCCTTTACCATTTACACATACATAGAAATATCAAATAAATAAAATGACTTAAATATATGACTATATTATAGCATCAGAGCAAAGCTCAATGAGTGACACTGATATAGTAAATAAAGATATTGTGGATTTTGAAAACGACGTTTTCCGAGTCATAGAAATTCCACCAATTGCAATTCCATTAATTCCTGAACAAAATGAACCCATAAAAGAGGAAATTGAAGGAAATGAAGAACAAGATGTTGAAGAAAACCAAGACTTTTCGTCAAAAGACAAAAAGAAACAATCATTCAAAGAGTACTATGACAGTAAACCAGAATTTCGAAAAAAACACAGAGAACAATTACGTGAAAAGATCGTGTGTGAATGCGGATCGACTGTATCAAAAGGAAATATTTACAATCACAGAAAATCAAATAAACATGTAGTGTTTATGGCGAAGATAAAAGAACTAACAGAAAAGAAACCATTGAAATCAAAAAAGAAAACGACTAAAAAATAATTATTTAATGTAAAAATAACTTAAATACATCCAAATATAATGTATTTAAACATAATGTCTCAAAAAGTTTCAAAATCAAAAAAGGTGTTAAAAGACATACGAAAGAAAACAGACGTATCAAAATTCCCAAAACTGGTAAAACATGTTAAAGTACGAAAAGAAAGACAAAAATCACAACTAGTTCATAAAAGAGACGAAACAAAAGGAAAATTTAACCCAGACATTTACACTTCTCCATTTGTTGTTAATGGATCAAAAACACAGTTTCATCGCTATGAAGGAGAATTCACAAGGGAAGAAGTATTTATCCATTGTTTCAAATTATCAAAAAAACTAAAGACACTATCTCCGAATTCGCAATTTAAGGTAACACTAATTATTCAAGAAGCTAAAGACGGAGTGTTAATGGACAAGATAGGTTACAGATCAGGAGATTGGAAAGACGCAGGAGAAAAGCCGGATTTATGGGATGGTCAAGAGTATGACTCAACATTAGTTGAAGGAATTGAAGGTGAAGGAAATTCGTATCAAATAATCGGTTTTGAATATCACGTAGCCCCGAATTAATTTAATTATCTAAAAAATCACTTAAATAAATAACAATAATATGTATTTAAGTTAAAAATCAAATAAATGGCACAGAATAAACGAGACTTTTTAGTAGTAATAGGAAGAGCCAAAGAAGATAAGAAACCACTAGCACATGAAGAGTTCAAAGGAGATGATGGTGATTTTATTGAATGTTATGACGGAGAAACATACATGAATTTAACAATAAAAGAAGTGAAAGACATTCGAAGGAATCCGAACAATGGTGACTATGTAGTAATTGACAAAAGAACTCCCAAAGAGACACTAAAAGAAGCAGTAGACCGATTCAAAATTGAGGCTAATGTGTTAAAAGCAAAAACAGGAGGATTAATTAACATGTACCGAACAGGAGGCAACTTATGCACAATGAAAGCATTGTTGTATGACATTTTAAATCGGAGAAATTTCCCAATATTACGCAAGAACAACAAGAGGTTAGAAAAATTAAACAGACCAAAAATAGGAGGACAACTAGAAGCAATTAATGATGATGAAGCGAAATGGTTAGAACGTGCAACAATCGGAGCGATGGAATTTTATGAAAAGTACCGAGGAGAGGTCTATGTGTACGACAAGAATTCAATGTATCCATCTTGGTTAAAAAGCAACTATTTAATGATACCAATTCAAAGGGGATCATTTTTAAAAATGAAAAATGACTCATTACAACAGAAAATAAGAAATAGTATCAACAACACTAACAAAGATGACATGTTACAAATTGGAATTTATCGATGTGTTATTGAAGTCCCAAAAAAAGAACAGATGTACAAATTGTTCAAAGTAAATGATGACGAATACTACACACATTATGAGATAAAATGGGCGTATGAGCTAGGACTAAAAATAACATTGAAAGAAGATAATAGAGACAATGCCCTAATTTACGAAAGAAACAAATGTAAGACAGGAGCAGAAATATTTAAACAATATGTAGATATCTTGTATCCATTGAGACAAGACGAGAGAGTTTCAGACATTGCGAAAATATTTTTATCTCGAATTTGGGGAGCACTGTCACAAAAAACAGAAAGACAAATGGTGATACCTGAAGGCGAAACAGTAAATTTTTTACCAAAAGACATTTCTTACGATTCAAACGGGAATATGGTTGTAACATACAGCCTAGCATCTGAGTATTACTGGACTCAATTAGCTAGACTTAAACCATTTTTGCTCTCGAAAGTCAGGGTAGATATTGGAAAAACTATTCAACCACATAAAGAGCACATACTAAAGAGTTACTGTGACAGTATGTATTCAGATATTCCTCTTGACTTAGAATTGTCTAAGGATATTGGAAAATGGAAAATTGAAAAACAATGCAATGACATGGAGATTGTAAATTCTCGCAAAAACATAATTCATTAATTTATTCATCATTTTCTTGAATATCATAATCAGAGTAGTACTCTTCATCATCTACCATCATATCATCATTAACAGAATCATCGTCATCTTCAATGTCGATAATTCTTTTTGCAATTTTTGTTGTTGTCGGAGTTGTTGAACAGACTGAGTCTGTCAGTCGCAAAGCTTTCCGAGAGCGACTTACAGAGGATGACTGAGACTTTGATGTATCCACTAAAAATTCTTTTAAAGGATCCTCGTGCGTTGCTCCGAGAAATTTGGGAGTAGATAATTTTGGTTTTGTTGTGGTTGGTGTAGATGCTGTACTAGATGATGAAGTAGGAACAAGAGAAGACTCAGAATTTGATTTTGTAACACGTCGTTTTTTAGGTTGAAATGCTTTTGATGTCGGAGTAAGTGGTGATGAACTCATACGGCGTTTTTGATCATTTAACGCCTTAATTTGACCATCAATCTTCTTTTTCTGACGATTAATTTCACGTAATTCTTCGACTTCAGGTGAAACATTCTCCAAAACGATTTCAAATGCCATTCGACGGCGAATTCTCCAAACCAATTTTTTCTCAGCATCGGCTAAATTTTTCTTAGCCTTTTCTTCTTCGACTTTAGCGACATCCACGCGTTGAAAGAGTTGGTTGTACACAGACTCAGTAGCAGACTTTGAGGGAGTGTACTCCTTGACAAGCTTTTGAACGCCTCTGTCGTCATATGGAATGTTAATGAGCCGTTGTTTCTTGTCTTCGTAAATCATCGCAGTGTCAACCTTTAGTGTGATTTGGTCCATCATCTTGTCGTGTTCTGCACATAGTTCCGAAATTGCCTTGTTGTGTACGACCAGAAGATTATTGTACTGCTCGCGTAATTGTTGGTCACTCCACTTGTTCGCCTCGGCTATTAGCTTCTCCTTTTCTTGTACCAGAAGAACATTTCTATTAGACAGTGCGTGAATCTCTGTCTGTGCTTGCTCTAACTGAAGTTTTAGTGTTTCGACAGTCATTTTGTCTAGATTGTCCATTGAGCTTCGCTCCGAGACGTTTTTTTCTATCCGGACGAAGCGGAACAAAAAGATTTAAACGGACGAAATCTATAAATAAGGAAATGAAAACTCGAAAATTTTTGAATTATCCATTGAGCTTCGCTCCGACTGACAAAAGTACACTCAAAACAGTCGGAGCGAAGCTCAATGGACAACAACACATTGCATAGCTCCGAGAAAATTAGCGCTTTGACTTTTTGCTTTTTGGTTGGTTGTCTCGGAAAGCTTTGCTTTCAACTGTATCCGGGTTATTTTCAAGTGCTTCATACTGCTTATCTAGCTCGTTTTTGATTTCTTTTAACTCTGCTCGAATTTTTAAAAGTTGTGCCTCTACCTCATTTTTAGCCTTCATTTTTTCGTCAATCGATTTTTCAATTTCATTAATTCTTTTTTGAATGTCCCCACGTACCCACGACATGAACAGTATAATCTTAACTAAGAAATTTTTTAATCCATTTAAAATCCTATTTATATATATTCCATTTGTTCCAAAAAATTTATAGTTCATATTTAATGGTATCTGATACGATTAATTATTATTATTTTCCTCACAATAAAGACCATCAAAATTACACCTATATTTCATGCATTTGTAAGGGGAAACAGCATCAATTACCATGAATCCAAACGGTTCAGCTGTACATTGTTTGTATAGGTTTTTGAACTCTTGAAAATCAATGTCCGATGCGTAAGTCTTTGCGATTTCAATGAGTTCCCTTTGATTGTTGGCGTTTAAGAGAATCACATAGTTAGAATTAAGTCTCATGATTTTCGGAACATCAAAATATGATTGGGTCTGATAAATGACAAGGGCATTTCTTTTACGACCACGAATGAACAATTCGGACACCTTTTCATTGGCTTCTTTATCTAAAACAGAGTCGTCAATGATAATTAAGTTCTGTTTGTCTTTGTCGAGATCATTCACATTAATAATGTCTTCTGCCCTATCCGAAAAAAAGAAGATTTGTTCTTCTGTGTCATTTGCTTCATTGTACTGTTTTTGAACCGATTGCATGTAAGACAAAAGAAATTGATACTTATCTTCTTCTAAATCTTTAACATATAAATAGAGTCGGTCAAACTGTAAATAATCAAGTACAAGATTCATTACGATGTTTGTTTTTCCTCCACCACTCGGAGCAATGATCATGGCTCTTGACGGAAATACAGGAGCAAAGGGATTTTTATTCTGTGACTTTGTTTTAGGTACGAACTGATTGATGAGCTCATCAAGATTACGAATTTCCATTTCTAATAAGTATAGTAATCACCTTTAAAATAAAAAAAATTATCTGCTAGAATTTTATATCAGATACAAATAAATGTCTTCTTTTAGGCGGGTTCGTTCCCACGAGGAATTAAATAAACTGATTGATAGTTTTGAAAAAAACCGTAAAATCTTGAAAGATCAAGTAGATGAAGAGTCTCTTAGTGCACAAGCAGCACAACACGATTATGCAAAACAGCAAGCACCGACATTAAAAGGGTTAGAGGCAATTAGTCAGAAAATTGATGAGCGACTAGCACCGGCAGTTTTAGACGCACAAGGAAAACCAGTTCTTGATGATAAAAAGCAACCAGTAAGAATTGATTTAATGTCTGAGATCTACAAAGGACTTCTTGGCCAGTCAAATGAAAGTATTTTACGGTTGTTAAAGGAAATTAAACCAATTACTGAGAAAATAGCAAAAGCAACTAATGACAGTGATGGAAGACTTGTAGGAACATTAAGAGCCATATCTGAATTAAAAACATTTACTGGACAGAAACAAGATGATATCATTAAAGAACTAAAAGGTATGAATGTACAAGAAATAAAAGCATTACTGCAACAATTGGTTACTCTTCGTGCGTCTGCTGGTCCAGCGTCGCTTCCAGGTGGTCCTCAACAACCACCAGCTCCTGGAGCAGCACCAAAAACCACAGGAGATCCTCAACCTTCTATTACAACAAGTTCAAATAGCCAAATTGAAAAAGATTTAGAATCTGCAATGTTACAAACAGATATTTTTGCAAATGATTTAGCGTCAATCGCACCTGCTCAGGTAACGGCTTATGCAGATCAAAGATCAAGAGATCAGGATGCAAGAGCAAGAGATGAGGGATGGGATGAAAACTTTAGCGTATCAAGCGTATTTAGTTATTTGTCACCTTCAAAAGCGTACAATGCAGTATCTAACTACTTCACGCCACCATCATCTACTCCTTCAGGAAGTTTAGTTAATAATGCTTCTTCTACTTCAAGCACAAGTAAAGGAGTATCCACAAACACACAACCGGATCAATCCGTATTTACTTCCACAGATAATAAAGCAACCCAACCAATGCCGTTAAGTACACCTGTTAATCCCCTACAAATTGCGCAAGACGCACAACAACAACAACGATCAGCTGATCAATTAGCCGCAGCTAGTTCAGCAGTAAGCATTAATAAAGCAAATGTACACGGATCAACTTCTACTGAGGTACATGGCATATTTGATAGACCAGAGAATGAAAAGGAAAAACCAGAACCATTTCAGGGTCCAGGAAATAAAGCAGGTGATGCAGGAGTAACTTTTGATGAAATCGAAGAATTGCACAGAAAAAAAGGTGACGAAGCATTTGGTTATTCAAATTTTATTCCTGATGGTTATGGAACTAACATATTTAAAATAGTACAAAAAATTAACAAAGAAGGAGGTAGAAGTATTCGTGTAAAATTTGAAGGTCAAGATATTAAGGACATTTCTGATCCAAACAATGAGAAAAAAATAGCACGCATTGTCTCTAATGTTGGACTCGTTAAGGCAATGTTGGCTTTCCCAATTAGTAAATTCGCGGGACTAGATTTTACTGGAAAACGATTAGACGAAAAACTTGATGAAGGATTTACTCCTCAACAGTACATTAATGCTGAAAATGAATGGAAACAAATTGTAGGACAAACGATATTTAAAACAAATCCTGGAGAAGAAATAAATAGAACCACTTTAAAAACAAAATATGATATATACCAAGGAAAACGACATTTTTGGAAAGGAAATCCAAAACTAAAACGACTATCAGGATCTTATGAAACTTCTCCTGAAGGTGCACCACAAACACCAAAAAGACAAAAATCGACTTCTGATCGAAATCAACCAACACCAGTACCTTCTCCATACAAAAAAATAACTACACATACTGGTGAGAAACCTCCATCATCTGGTAAATCATACAAACCACCCTATAAAGTACAACAGGAACATGAGAATAAAATTAAACAACAATATACACTATTACAACAACTTAAAAAACCAGGCACAAAAACCCCACTTTCGACTTTAAGTACAAGTAGAGAACAATTAGAAAATATTTACAATGAATTTCCTGATCAATGGGAAGAAATGTATCCAGGATTATCAGTTGATGATGGTTATCTTCTTGCCCAACATGGACTCGGAGCGAAGCTCAATGGAATACAAAATAAACATAAACGTAGAGAGTATCGAATGGAACCTGATGGAACGTTTGGATCAATCAAGATAAATCCTAAAAATCTTCAAAAATTAATTCTCACTGCACATAAACAATCCGGAAAAGGAATGAAACGAATTTGTCATCAGAAATGTGATTATGATACATTAGAATTGTTGACTAAACGATACAACCCAAAGAAGAATTACAGTGAAGATTCGAAAGACATTTTCAACAAATTAATATCACACGCCGAAATTCCGATTGATTCAGTCCAAGCCGGAAAATTCAAACACATCATAAGTAAATCTAACAAAATTCCGAAAGAAGATAGTATTACAGAAGAAAAAAAAGCCGGATGTTTGGAATGTAAGGATGAGAATATCAAAGTCTTTGATAGTCCTGATGATATGGCTACACGATTACATATATTGATTGGAGAGATTCAAGCGCATAATGATAACCCAGCCTTAAAAAACGAAGCTTCTCAGATAGCGGATTTACTACTGAAAAACGGACACATAAAACAAGAAGACCATCGTAATTTGATGCATATGATAAAAATGATTTAATGTTTTTTTTCCGATTGGATATTATAATAGAACTTTGTGAGAACAATGAGTTATTTAATAAACATTTCATCAGATGATCGATCAAACGGAGCAACAACAGATGATTTTGAAGTAAACTTTAGTCCATCATTAAAAGTCCCTGGAAATTGGGAAATGGCATTAGCAAATTTATCGATGTGGTATTCATGGTACAATATTTCAGCAGACTTCAATAATCAAACATTTAGGTATTTTAATAGCGCTGTTTGGAAAGACATTATTATCACACCTGGACTTTATTCAATCCCGGATCTAAATACTTTTATTCAAGCTTCAATGCTAGCAAATGGGGATGCTACTCCGACATATCACATATCACTAATTCCTGACTTTAACACTTTCAAACTCAAAATAACTGTTGACTCTGGATTTCAAGTCGATTTAACAGTTGGTAAATTGTATGAACTATTAGGATTTACCCCGATAATTGTTTCCACCACTCAAGAAGGTATTAATAATGTGAATATAACAAATGGAATTGATAAAGTACATATTCATTGTGATCCTGTGATTGGATCCTATTCAAGAGGTGCAACATCCGATGTAATATTTAGTTTTTCCGCTGACATTGCTCCATCATCATTAATTCAAAAGAGTCCGGTTCAATTAATCTACTTGCCGATAAATAGAAGTGGGTACTTTGACAGAATGAGAATAAGGGTAACAGATCAGCAAGATAAAAGACTAAATTTAAACGGTGAGACAGTAACAATGACTCTTGTCTTAAGAAAAATGTAATATCTAGGTATAATATACAAATGCCGATTGTAAAGCTCAATGCAAATAAGTACTCATCTGCAATGCATGGTAGAGGAATTAACGGAAAATACTTTAAAGTAAGAACTCAAAACGGTTACGGAATTGTTGATAGTTTAGGTAAAGATGCTTCCAAATATGTGTTAGGAGGAATCGGAAAATCAACTGGAGGATACTATGGAAAAATGCTTGGAAAATTGATTGGTGATAAAACCGGGTCGAAACTTTTAGGACAGGTTGCCAAAGCATCGTTAGGAAGTCTCGGAGGTCTTGCCGGAAATAGTGCCGGACAATTTGTCGGAAAGCACCTAGGAAATACTGTTTTTGGAAATAATGAATCAAAGAAAAAAGAGAAGAAGACCGAAGAGAAGGTGTCTTTATCTCAATTACTTGACAACGCTCGTAAATCAATTACAGGATCAGGAATCAATATTCCATCGGGTCATGGTATAAATATCCCCCGTGGCAATGGTATAATGTTGAACTATTAAATGTAATAAATATTATCTGTCTACATAATATAATATGTCTACAGAACTTATAAATGCACCTTACTGGGGTCTTTTTGAAAAAGATCAAATGGATCTTTCAACCGTGGAGTATGAATACAGTGAGTACCGTGAGATTAACGTAACCTCTGCTAAATCATTGTCTAAATACGAAATCGAAACACGTGACAAAGATCAATTTTTACTCTTACATGATGGATACATGGAATGTCGTTATTTGGTTGCTTCTGATGCAACTGGAACAGCTATAACTACACAAGAAGACACTTGTCTTCAAAACAATGCCCTTTCTCTATTCAAAAATGCTGAGTTGATGTGCGAAGATCAACGGGTCGAATACTGTGACACTCCAGCAATTGGTCACACAATTAAAAATCTTGCCGAATTCAGTAAACCTTACGGTGAATCGATTGCTTCTAATCAACACTTCTTTTTGGACTCTTGTGATGATGCAATATCCGCAAATCGATCATCTCATGTAAGATTTTATAACAATACTGGAGTTAGAATAGGAGTAGAAATATCTTTTATTCAAGCTGCTGATTTTGCATTAGTTCCTAATGTTGCTGCAAGCGATGCTACATGGCAAAATGGAGATTCAATTGTTGCTAGAATAGGACATTTTAATGGTCCTGTTGTTAATTTTGTATATAAACTTGCTGCAGCTACCCCATTTACTACAGCTTTAGTTGGAACAGCGACTTTAACAGCATCAGCAACACCAACAAATGGTTGTTTAACAATAGCGCAAGCTAATGGAGCGGGATTACTTCCACAAAATGGAGTTGTTTCATTGCGAGCAAATGGTAATTATCAAGCTATTACCATGTATCAATATGCAGCTGCTGGAAATGCTGCAGATGTTGCAGTACTTGCATTAACTGTTGGAGGTGCTGGAACAGGTCCAGGAATTCCGATTGTTACCGCAAACTTAGTAGCTGCTCCCTTCTATGCTAGATCATACAACATTATTGAAAATTCATTCAATTCTGGATTTCATAAACGAGTACAAATATGCGGATCAGGAAAGAAAGTATCTGTATTCATCCCACTTAAAAACATGTTCTTGTTCTGTAATGCCTTTGATAAAGTCACTCGTGGTTTACGTTGGAGAATTGTGTTAAACAAAGAAGCCGACAATCAAATTTTACTTAGAGACCCTTTGTTTTCTGGTGGAAATCGTTTTGTTAGTCTTGATTACATCTCTTGCTGGATTCCTCGATTGAAACCAAATCTTGAAACATTGAAAATGCTCGAATCAAAACTCATCTCGAATGAAGCATTTGATGTCAATTTTACTGATCTTACTGTTTTCCGTTCTAGTACTGTTCATATAGGTAATGCGAATAACACCGCTGTCCAATTAAGTACCACAACTAAAAAGCCAATTCGTGTATGGGTTGCATTCCAAAAACAAGCCCGTGTCGAAGATGCTACTCAAACAGTCAATAAGAGAGTTTTTGATTTAATCGGAACTACTGCCGTACAATGTCGTTTGAATGGTAAGATTTTCCCATTGTACGAATACAAAATAACTTACCCTAACAATGACGGAATTCCAGACTCTGGAATTAACCGTTGTTACAATGCATTTTTGAATGCAGGATACAAAATGCATGGTCATCACGATTCGTCTTTGATTGACATTAATTCATTTGTCAAATACTACCCTATCTTCTATTTCGATTTAACTGCACAGGACGAAGATTTGTTTAAGTCTCAGAAATCAGCAGAAATAGAGATAAGATGGTCGAATACTGCTGGTGCTTTAGGACAAAATTACTACATGTGGTGTGTATATGAATCTGAACGTTTAATTAAGATGTCTGGTGTTAATGGCTCATTATCATTGGTATTATAAAAACTCAAAATTACAACAAAAAAGAAAAGAAAAATGGCATTGTGATGTTTGTAATGTTGATGGACTCGGAGCGAAGCTCAATAAGAACATTGTAATCGCCATTGAGCTTCGCTCCGAGTAGCACTACAAGGCATAAACAAAATGCTATCAAACAAATAGAACAGTTATTATTAGTTGCACGAGAGAAGGCCATCAAACAAAGCCAACATAGAGAGGAGAAAAAACAAGAATTTTACAACATTTGTGAAAAAATCGAACAATTTATTTAAACAATTTTATCTGTATGAGTAATATAGATAAAATGAACGTAGACTCGTCAACTGTTGAAGAAATGTCTAAAGAAGTTAGTAACAAGGTGGACATAACTTCAATTCAATCGCCAATTTATGATATCTTTGAACAAGAAATGGAAGATATCAGTACAGATTCATATCAATACATTAAGTACTATGATGTCAATTTAAGTAATGCTGATACGGTGGATTATTTTCGTGTTGTTGTTAACGAAAAACAAAATTGGCATTTGCTATGTAAGTCATATGTCGAAGTTAAACTAAAAGTCACTCAACCGGATGGAACAGCATGGAATAATCATCAGAATGTTGCCTTACAAAATAATGGTGTAGGGACTTTTGTTCAATGGGACTTAAAATTTGATGACGAACTTGTAGAACGGGTAGACGATGCAGACATTAACAACACTATTCAAAATTTAGTTTATTATTCTGGTGAGTATTCGTCTTCAATTGCTAAAAACAAATTTTGGTATCCTGATACAGTCAATGCAATTAAAAATGATGTCGATGTAAATGCGTTAGTCGCAGGTACTGGAATTATTAGCCAATTGAATGCAATAAATTTAGGACAATTTCAACGACAAAAACTCCTTGACAATTCTACATTAATTTCTTTCCAAATTCCATTGTGTGACGTATTCGGTTTAATGAAATCAATGAAACATGTATCCAAAGGAATAAAATATGAGCTTCAATTAAAAAGAAATGTTGATAACCGTTTGCTTTATTGTGCAAATCCTTCAAAAACTGTTATTCAAGAGGTTTCATGGTATGTTCCACGAGTAAAGCCAAATGTATCAGTTATTCCAATGATTGAAAATAAATTAAGAGATAATTCATTTCACTTCTCATCATACATTGACACTCAAATATTCCGTTCAAATCTCATTACTCAAGCTGCATCAAACAGTAATTTTAAATTGAATATTAAGCGTAAGCGTCCTGTTAAAGTATTTGTTGCATTTCAAGCACAAAATAGAGTTGATGGTGATCAGACAATTGGAAAAAGAATATTTGATCACATTCGATTGACAACGCTTAGATGTGTTCTTAATAGCACAACACAATTTCCCGAAAGAGAGTACATCACACAATTTGAAGCAAATTCCAATGACTACGCTCGTGTTTACAGTGAATTAATGAGATGTGGTCTTAAAGATCATACGATTGATCAAGGATCTGTTATTACTTATGATAACTTTAAATCACTATTCCCAATTTTTGCCATTGATCTTTCTGAAAAACAAGAATATAATGTACGTCCCGAATCAGCTCTCATGGAAATTTTCTGGAGCAATAACACTGAAAACAATTATTATATGTGGGTACTCGTAGAGAGTGAAAGACAAATTGTTATGACTGGTGTAAATGGTGCATTAAAGTATATTCGTACTGACTAATTCTATTTCTAAGACTACTGTATAATGAATTATTTTTCAGTTGTCATAAATTTATCTCGACCACAACAAGAACAATTTGTAAATGCAATAAATAATCAATCTGCTCTTTCAATGCTCTTCAATGCCTCACAATTAGGTGTTAGTCATGGTGACAAAATTCTTTTTACGAAATCACAAATAAAGAAATTGGATTCTGTGAAACGATCCGGTGGTAAGGTTGTCATCAAATTCTCAAAGAAACAAATTCAGCATCTTCATAGTCAAATGGGAAATGGTATTCTCGATTCCATCGGAAGTTTCTTTAAATCAATTCCAACTAAATTTAGTAATGCTGCTAGTGCTACTGCGCAATCTGCCAAAAATTTCGCTAGTCGTGCATATCGTTCTGTTAAAAATGAATTTAGTCCTCCTCCTATTATGCCTCCTGACAATGATAAAATATGGCATCTTCCTTCAAAAACTCAACCAAAAAATCAATCGTTTGAAATGAAAAACTTTGCAACAATGAAACCAAAAGCTCCTTTACCTCAGGCATGGAAAGAACAACGACTTTTATATGCAAAGCCAAGTGTGTACAATAATATGGGATTTCTTTCAGATGATGATAAATTTTAGAAAGAACATAATTAAAATAGACAATCACTTAAAGATAAATATATATGTATTGTCAGAAATGCCAAACTATCAAAATGGAAAGATCTACAAAATAACTAATTCTGTCAATAATGATACTTATATTGGAAGTACCACTCAAAAACTTTGTGCAAGAATGAGACTTCATCGAATGTCTGCAAAAAAAAGTAAGGCTAAAGTCTACTGTAAAATGAGATCAATTGGAATACAAAACTTCAAAATTGAATTGTTAGAGGATTTTCCTTGTTATTCAAAAAAGGAGTTACTTCATCAAGAAGAATATTGGAGAAAACTTTTAAAAGCATCTTTGAATTCACGTGTGTGTACTTCAGGACTAACAAAAAAGCAATATAATAAAAATTATCATCAGCATTATTATAATTCACACAAGTATCATACAGCAAATACAAAGTACAGAACATCAAAAAAATTTAAAATGGTAAGGCAAAAATACAACAAACGTTATATTGCAATAAAAATAGTTTGTCCAGTATGCTGTTCGTTAGTTCAAAAATGTAAAATTTCAGTTCACAATAAAAGCAAAATGCACACAAAACTTTTAGCAATGAAAGAACAAAGAAAACAAAATATTGCTACTTTTTATGAAATTTGTCAAAAAATCGATGACATAATAGCTTCAATGTAAATTAACATTTATTTTGAGGAACACCGATGAAGGCTATTTTTAATATTCTCTTGCTAATATATAAATGTCAAGATACGTTGAGTTAGAAATTAACCTAAGTCCAACACAACGAACTTCAATCGCTAATGCTGTGAGTAATCAGACTTCTGTCCGACTAAAACTCTCTCATACACAATTGACTGGTCATCATAATGCAAAAATTCAAGTTACACCCATGCAACACAGACGAATTCAAAAATCAATTAATGCTGGTAAAGGACTCGTTATCACATTAAGTAAAACACAACTGAAACATCATCAAAAAGGTGGATTTTTGCCTGTGTTGCTTGGTGCTCTTGTGTCATCTCTTGCACCTGTTTTGTTTAGCCGTCTTTTCCCTGATAAATCTCAACAGCAACAACAAGAAGGCCACGGAATCGTTAATGCTCAAAAGTACCAACATGATGATAATATGGTCGGAGCTGGCGCGTGGGATCCTCTAACAATGCTTGTTGCACGAAATGCTGCAATTGATGCAAATAATCAACGTGTGTTAAGTGGTCGTAAACCAGTTGCAGTTCCTGAATTACAAGGAAACTATCTTCCAGACAAAAAAGGAAGTGGGCTAATTCTTCCAGGAACTAATCGTAATTACAGAAATCAGCAAGGAGAAGGTTTGGCGTATGAACCTTATGGAGGAAATGATAAAGAGTTGATATCAGGTAATGGCGATAGTTCGCATTATCATCTTTCTGGAAATCACACGTCATTCCTTCCTGATTCTTACATGAATGTCTATGGACAAAACGAAAAAAAACTAAACCAAAAAAACGTCAAGCGAGGTCAGGGGCTGGGGTACGTAAATCCCAATTCGGAAAAATTTCAAATGCTAAAAAATAAAAATACTTAAATATACTGCAATATAGACAATTATAATGGCATATCAATTTGGAAAAGTGTACAAGTTAATTTCAGAAAATTCTGATGTGATCTACATTGGTTCATCAAAACAAAAGTACTTATGTAACAGAAAAGCTACTCACATTAGCCTTTATAAAAGATTTCTTAATAAAAAAACACACTTCTGTAGTTCATTTAAAGTGATTGCATGTGGTGATGTTAAAATAGTCTTGTTGGAAAATTATCCGTGTGACACAAAAGATGAACTTCTAGCAAGGGAACAATACTGGATAGATAATTTAAAAGCAAATGGTTTTAAAGTAATTAATAAAAATTGCACAGTACATAATCATAAACAATATATGAAACAATATGAAACACGTGATTATGTAAAGGTAAATAGGAAAAAATTTCGAGATCAACCAGAAGAAAAAGAAAAACGTAAAAAAAGGAATCAGGCTAATCGGCTAAAAAATCCAGACTATTACAAGACTTACCTAGCAGAGTATCGAAAACAAAAATATGCATGTCATTACTGTAAAATTTCAGTTCGTCTTGACCACAAAGTAGGCCACTGTAAAACTATTCGTCACAAAAATAACATGAAAAAAAGCTTTCAGGGTTATGTTGAGCTAATGAAAATTAATAAACAGAAGAGAATACAACATATTCAACAGTTTAACAGTATATGTTTAAAAATTGATAAATTACTTAAATCCAAATAAATATTATTTATGTACATACTATATATAAATAATGTCCACATTCAGAAGAAAAAGGGGAATGCCACACAAAAATGAATCAGTAGAGTTCCATGCCCTCGCTAATGATGAAGTTACTGATTCATTAAAACATTTTGACGGATTTCGTCCGTGCAGTGCAAAAGATACATATAAAGGTAAAATTAAAGAATTAGAATCGTCAGTTGTTAACATTGATGATAGTGATGGACCAGGTACACATTTTTCTTGTTATTTTAATTCTCCAAATAGTGATTATGTTTATTATTTTGATAGTTATGGTGTTCTCCCTCCAAAACAAACTGAAAAGTATTTAAAAACATCCGGAAAACCTATTCAGTACAATTCTTCACAATTTCAACCGATAGCAAGTATTCTTTGCGGATATTACTGCATTTATGTTCTTAAAGAGTTGTACAATGGAACCAGTTTTTATGATGTGTTGACTAAATTTGATTTGAATGATCCCTCGAAAAATGACCAATTTATTAAATTACAATTTTAGATTTTACAGTATTCATATATAGATGTCCAATAGAAACCTACGATCAAAGGAAGCAAGTATTCATAAACAAGATATGTCCCATCCCATTACTTGTATGAAATGTAGAAAAGTCACAGAAACTCAAAACGCCTCAGGAATTGTTACGGCAAATGGTAGATATCGTATGCATGGTCAATGTATTCACTGTGGAACAAATAAAAGCAAATTTGTAAGCAGGCAACATGCAGAGGGTATTCTTGGTAATTTGTTTGGGTTACCAGGCGGAAAAATTCCGATTCTATCCGATATTCCGCTTGTTGGTGCTCTGTTCTAATTATTATTTTATTGTGTATAAATATACAATAAAATGTCTTCGAATGGATACATGAGTTTATCGGGTTGGGTTGATTCATACGGCAACCTACAAAAACAAGTTAGTGATTCAGTTGGTCTTCCTCTTGTTAATAAAGGTGATTTGGTTACTCGAACAAGTGTAGCTAACACAAATCTAATAGTCGGGGCTGATAATACAGTTCTTATGGCTGATAGCGCAACTGCTACCGGACTTAATTACAAACAAGTCGATCATGTCAATCTTTTGAATAAAGGAACAAATACCCATGCACAAATTGATACACACATTGGTTCTTCATCCAGTGTTCATGGTGTTACTGGTGCTGTTGTTGGTACCACAAATACACAAACATTAGAAAACAAAACTTTATCATATCCAATTATCCCAATAATATTAAATACTGGTCAATTGTCATTACCTGTTAATGTCGATGATTGGATGGTCGCACGAAATACAACTGACACTTTGACTAACAAAACAATATCTACAACATCAAATACTATTAGTGTTGGTGCTACTGGTATTCAAAACTGGCTTAATCAAGATGTTCGTACAACATCATCTCCAACATTCAGAGTTATCACATCCACAAATGCAGGTGGGGGGTCAATGGCAATCAACCCTGGCGGTACTACTGGTACCATGAACCTTACTTCAGTCCAGACAGCTAACCGCAATGTAATCTTTCCAGACATTGCTGGCACTGTTGTCATTGATTCAGGTACACAGACACTGACCAATAAAACAATTGCTGATTCATCAAATACTCTTACAGTTGGTGGGACAGCTATTGGATCTTTAATAAATCAAGATGTTCGTACAACTGCTAGTCCTACTCATGTTGCTCTTACTCTTCAAACAACAGGAGGAACACCAACAGCATTGAACTACTATGAAGAAGGAACATTTAACTTGACATTTACAGGCCCTTTTACTGCAGTTGTTGCATGTAACTTTGTGCGGATTGGTAAAATGGTTAATTTTAATATGAATTGGACAACTAATCAGACTGGTGTTGGTGGCTTCTTCACAACAAATGGACTACCTGCTCGATTGGTTCCTGCCATTGCAGTTGATTGTCAAATATGGATCACTGATGTTGGTGTGTCTCCTGCAACTCCAGGACGAATTGTTGTATCAGGTACTAATATTTCAGTGTACAAATCAAACGTTGCTGTCAACTTTGCTGCAGGTGTTTGTTCGTTTAATAACTGGTCATGGACATGGAGAGTATAAAATTATTTTCTTGACAGTGTATACATGAGTGCAATCGATACCCTGAAAAAAGAAATATCAGATTTGGAATCTCAAAGAGATTCAATGTATGAACAATTTAGACAGATTGAAGAACAGTTAAAAAAAAAGAATTTATTGTTAACTGCTTTTAATGTTGTTAGTTCTGATCCTTTAATTTATGATAAATGGTTAGAGACTGCATTAGATACACCAAGACCAAAACTAGATCCTCAGCCAAATAGTGTTTAACGACGCAACTTTAATTTTCTGATCTTTATTTAAAATGGATAAATACCATAAGTGTTGTATATGCAAAGAAAAATTTGATTGGTATGATTCCATCGCTAAAATGAGTAAATGCTTTGCTTGTTTTAAATATTGGTGCAACAGTTGCGCAATTAAAAACAATGAGGTTTACATTAATGATGATTTACCTTTATGTCTTGACTGTGTGAAAAAAATTATTCCATACAGTTAATATAATATGGATCCGATATCGTTGACGGCATTAATTGTGGCTGTTGTGTCTGCTGTTGCTGCTGGAGTCTTAGGAATAATGAAAGTAATTAAAAAATCGTCTTGCATGTGGGGTTGTTGCGATTTGCAAACAAAATCAGATGTATCTGAATCATCTGACAGAGTTTCGCTTGATAAACCCAAAAAATAATTCATTGAATCATTCCATTTGTTCTAATATTCTCAAATGGTCTCATATTTGCTATCTCATTTAGTCTTTCAATAAGTGTTTTCTCCTTTACTACATAAATAATAGTTTTCTTTCCGTCTGAATCAATGACGGTGCTTTTTGATAGTATATGATATCTTTTCTTTAGTTTAATTTCGAATGGTGTTTCACGTCTCATTTTAGCTTACCTATGGTTTATTATAGGTTCAGATAAGATGTTTACATTTTTTGTGCACGTAATTTAGTGAATTTGGACTGAGTCGATTCTTACAAATAAAACAAAACCTTTGTGATTTATTGTTATGTCCTCTTAATCGTTCGCATTTTGCTTTGTATTTTTCGTCTCCACCGCATAAACAAACATATGGATTATGCGCCATTTGTTTTGCTGTTTCATGATTATTCATTTAAATACTAACTATATGTTACTATTTAAGGATTTTAAATTTATTTTTTTGCATATTTGTCCAGTGTTTTATGCAGTACTGCCTGTTGTTTTTCTGACAAATCTTTGTATTTCCTTACAGATGACAGAAAATTTAGTTCGAATTCATTTAATGGTTTATTATTTAACAGCCTATCTATTTGCTTATTTCTTGTTGCTTGATCTCCGCCAAATTCTTTGTTTTTTGGAATCCATCGTAAAAATTTCCCACATTCAATGCAATCTCTTCTTCCGTGGTGAACACCGTCATTAAGATAGGTCACTTTAATTTGTTTATGTTGACAAGACATTAAATAATAACTATCTGCTACTATTTAAGTGTTTTTTTTGGACAAGCCAAGAATCGAACTCGGGTCTCTAGGTTGCAAGACTAGAATTCTTCCTTTGAAATACATGCCCTTCATGCAAATTGCATGTGATTTATTGTGCTTGTTGGATTTGCACCAACGATAACATAAATATTACGGACTCATCTAGTAAGTCAATGAAAATATTTATTAACAGACTACGCAAGCACTGGACACTACGGGACTCGAACCCATACCTACTGAGCACTTAAGCCAGCAATGCTACTTAAATTAAATGTCCATACAAGATGTTATCACTATTTTACATCTTATATATTTGTCTCGGATAATTATTCATGATTATTTGACGCACTGGTTATTGTTCTCTTAATAAATAATAGTTCATGCTATCCAATATACTAATAAATAGGAGCAATTCTTTAAGTTATGCTTTAGATAATTCCATAATAAATAATCTTTTTGAATTATGCTCAAATCTTTCAATAATCTCTGAATGACACTTGATAGAATTTAACATATCGCTTAAATACATATTACAATGTTTAACTATTTCACAATCATCATTGTTACTATTCATAACTTTTATTATTTTTTGAATTTTGCTTTTTGCATCATCAATTATTTTTTGCGATATTTCAATTTGATTTCTGTCATTTTCTGAGAGGTGTTTTTTGTAATCCATCTTTTGATACTAATAAATATTTGCATTTGTTTAAGTCATTAATCAATACACTGTCACAATCAATTTTCATTAAAACTACACAATAAACAATCATTATTCAGAATACTAATAAATGTTAGCAATTCTTTAAGTCATTACTCATTGTTTAACTCAATTCCAGTGATAATATCAAATTTATTCTCTCTTCCATTGTCTTCATATTCTCTATCACATTTATTGTGTGTTCTAGGAAATGAATTTCGTTTTAGTTGAATCCCACAATGAACACAATAATGAAAACCTCTCTCAAAACGTTCAATTTGTTCTTCTTCAATAAAATTCCATTCTAATTCTCCAATTACTAGAGCCATTATTCAGAATACTAATAAATGTTAGCAATTCTTTAAGTCCTTTTTCATTTAAAATATATTTTTTCATTCTCCTTCAATAATTATTACAATTAGTTATTCCCGCTAAAATACTCTATATATTTCCTATTTTTTCCCTA